ATAAATCAAACTAAAACTTTTAAGAGGTAAAATTCAAATGCAAGGTTTCAATGCTGAACACCTGCAGGAGAAGTGGGCACCTATCCTCAACCACGAGGGACTCGGTGGCATCCAAGATGCACACAAGAGAATGGTAACCGCAGTTCTCCTGGAGAACCAAGAAAGAATGCTCCGTGAGGAAAGAGAATTCCTCTCCGAAGCTCCAACCAACGCTACCGGTTCATCTGGTGCTACCGCAGGTTTCTCTGCTGGTGCATCTTCACCAACCGCTGGTTTCGATCCCGTTCTGATCTCCCTGATCAGACGTGCAATGCCTAACCTCGTCGCTTATGACTTGGCTGGCGTTCAACCAATGAACGGTCCTACTGGACTCATCTTCGCAATGCGCTCCCGCTACACCAGCCAAAGCGGAACCGAAGCTCTGTTCGACGAAGCAAATACCGCATTCTCCAACAGCGGCATCAGCACCTCCAACTCCTATGTTGCTGGTTCTGACGGTGCAGCTGCTGGTTTCGGTACTGATGCTCAGTCTGGACAAAACCCAGGAATCCTGAACCCTAACGCCAACGCTACTAACTATAACGTTGGACAGGGCATGAACACTGATTACGCTGAAGAACTCGGCGCAGCACAGTCGTTCAACGAAATGGCATTCTCAATCGAGAAAGTCACCGTTACCGCGAAGTCAAGAGCTCTGAAGGCAGAGTACTCCTTAGAACTCGCACAAGACCTCAAGGCAATCCACGGTCTGAACGCTGAAGCAGAACTCGCCAACATTCTCTCCACTGAGATTCTGGCTGAGATCAACCGCGAAGTTATCAGAACCATCTATAAGGTTGCTGAGAAGGGCGCACAAACCAACGTTGCTAACGCTGGTGTATTCGACCTCGACGTTGACTCCAATGGACGTTGGAGCGTTGAGAAGTTCAAGGGCCTCATCTTCCAGATCGAGAGAGATGCAAACCGCATCGCCCAGAGAACTCGTAGAGGAAAGGGCAACATGATTCTCTGCTCTGCAGACGTTGCTTCCGCCCTCACCATGGCAGGCGTACTTGATTACACCCCTGCTCTGAACGCTAACCTCAACGTTGACGACACTGGTAACACCTTCGCTGGTGTTCTTGCTGGTAAGTATCGTGTATACATCGATCCTTATTCGGCAAACAGCACTGCTGATGGTTCACAGTACTACGTTGTTGGTTATAAGGGTTCTTCACCTTATGACGCAGGACTCTTCTACTGCCCATACGTTCCTCTGCAGATGGTTCGTGCCGTTGGAGAGAACACCTTCCAGCCTAAGATTGGCTTTAAGACTCGCTACGGCATTGTCTCGAACCCATTCGCAAGTGCCGCTGGCGGTTCAGACACAGGTAAGCTCAAGAGTGACGACAACCGTTACTACCAGAGAGTACGTGTTCTCAACCTCATGTGATTTAAACTCACAAGGTTTATCAGAGGGTTCTTCGGAACCCTCTTTTTTTATCTAAATACAAATAAAACCTCCTCATGGCATTTGCAAATCAGATTGAAAATAGAAATTTTCTATCGCCAATTGGTTTTAAATTTACATTATCAAAAAACAAAAAGGTTTCTTTTTTTTCTAACTCGGCAAGAATACCCGAAATTAATTTGGGCGTAGCGAATCAACCTTCATATCTTAAGGACCTTGATGTTCCTGGAGATAAGTTGACATATGGCGATTTTACATTAAGGTTCTTGGTTGATGAGAACATGGAAAATTATATGGCAATACACAACTGGTTGACTGGATTGGGTTATCCAGAAACAACACAACAGTTTAAAGATTTAACAACTGCCGAGTATGGCAGAGATTATAAAGAACAATATAGCGATGGAAGTCTTCACATTTTAAACAGCAACTATAGAGACGTTGCTATCGTAAAATTTAAAGACTTATTTCCAACATATCTTACCTCTTTGGAATTTGAAGCAACCGATGCAGATGTCAGCTACTTTACAGCAGAGGTGACATTCAAGTATACTGTGTATAATATCCTAGCGGCTGACGGAAGAACGCGTTTATGAATCTTGAGCAAATTCAGGAGATGTGGGACAAAGACTCCCAGATCGACCCTGATAATCTACATGACGAGTCTTTAAAAATACCTCAACTTCACGCCAAGTATTATACGGTCTACAACACCATCACTCTGCTTCGTGAGAAAGCTAGAGAAACTCACAGTAGAGTTAAATTAGAGCGTTACAACTACTACACTGGGAAGGCACCAGCAGAGGTGTATGAGGAAGAACCATTCCCATACAAAGTAAGGGATAAAGACGCCTTACAGAGGCATCTAGAGGCAGATGAGAAACTTACTAAGTTGGACATCAAAATCAAATATTACGATGTGATGTTGAGGTTCCTTGAGGATATTATCAAGATCATTTCTAATAGAACTTTCCAAATCAAGAACGCTCTGGAATGGCATCGCTTCCAAGCAGGTTTTAACTGAGGCAATAAATACCCATAGGTGAAACTTATGGGTTATGTCTCATTTGATTATATCAAAGAAGAATGAAGTCTTCTTGCAGGTAAAAGCAGAACCTCACGTCTACTACGAACTAGCAGATCAGTTCACGTTTGAGGTTCCTGGCGCAAAGTTTATGCCTCAGTATCGCAACAAATACTGGGACGGAAAAATACGTTTATTCAATACCCAGACTGGTGAGATATATGTCGGGTTATTGGATAAACTCACAAAGTTTTGCGATGATCACGAATATACCTATGAGTTTGCCAACAACAAATTCTATGGACTTCCTTTTGAGGTTAATGACTTCATCTCAAAGGAAGGTGTAAAGGATTATATGAATGCTATTTGCAAGTACGCTCCCCGCGAATACCAAGTAGAGGGAGTATACGACGCCCTAAGACATAATAGAAAGTTGTTGATATCCCCAACTGCTTCTGGAAAGTCTCTGATGATATACTCTCTTGTGAGATATTACGTTGAGAAGCAACAAAATATTCTGATAGTCGTTCCGACGACTTCCCTAGTAGAACAGATGTATAAAGACTTTGCAGACTATGGCTGGGACGTTGGTTCATTTTGCCACAAAATTTATGCGGGAAAGGAAAGAGAAACAGATTCTCAGGTGATTATCACCACCTGGCAGTCCATCTACAAACTTCCCCGTAAATATTTTTCAAGATTTAATGTGGTTGTTGGAGATGAAGCACACCAGTTCAAATCTAAGTCTCTAATATCTATAATGGGAAAACTTTCTGATGCAAAATACAGATTTGGTTTTACAGGCACTCTTGATGGAACTCAAACTCATAAATGGGTATTGGAAGGTTTATTCGGTCCTTCATATAAAATCATCAGAACAGAAGAACTGATGAAGAAGGGACACGTTGCCAAGTTAGACATCAACGTGCTTCTATTGAAACACTCACCACATAAGTTTGAAAACTTTGAAGAAGAAGTCCAGTACATTATCAATCATGAACGACGCAACAAGTTTATACGTAACCTTGCCCTTGATCTTAAAGGCAATACGCTCATACTATTTTCCCGAGTTGAAGGGCACGGACAACCCTTATTCGATTTAATAAATACTGGTAGCGTTGAAAATCGTCACGTATTTTTTGTTCATGGCGGTGTGGCAACAGAAGATAGAGAAAAAGTAAGGGAGATTACTGAGAAGGAAAACAACGCGATTATCGTCGCTTCATACGGAACATTCTCCACAGGAATTAACATTAAGAATCTCCACAATGTTATTTTTGCTTCTCCTTCAAAGTCCAGAATTAGAAATCTGCAAAGTATTGGAAGAGTCCTCAGAAAAGGCAATAACAAAACAAAAGCAACTTTATATGATATTGCTGACGACATTTCCTACAAATCTAGGAGAAATTATACCCTTAATCACTTAATCGAAAGAATCAAAGTTTATAACGAAGAGAACTTTAATTATGACATTATAAACATACCGCTTAAGAACTAAATGGAAGAAGAATTTTACTCTATTATAAAACTTACATCGGGCGAAGAAATATTGTCACTAGTTTCTATCGATGATAACGATGGAGATCCTTTGGTTATTCTTCAAAATCCAATAACGATAAAAATAATTGAAACACACCATGGTGTTCATATTAAAGTTAAATCTTGGATAGAAATGTCTACTGATGATATTTTTATCATCAAACAAGATAAAATTATTACTATGACAGAAACTAAAGATGATAGATTGATTGATATTTACAATAGTTACATTGAAGATGATGATTCTTTTGAAGTACGTAAACCATCTAATAAATCTGGTAAAACAAAACCATCAAAGAAGATGGGATATTTGTCTTCGGTAGAAGATGCCAGGAAAAAACTTGAAGATATCTTTAATAACTCTATAGAAGGCTAGATCTCACTCTTCAACCCGGACAAAGGTAGTCTACACACATTTCAAGGTGTTGTCAAGCCCTTAAAGTATGCTATAATAATAACAACTTATATTATACTGAGTCCAATGTTATGTCCAGAAAAAAACCAGAACATTATGTAAACAATAAAGAGTTGTTAGAGGCAATGATTGTCTACCGAACCAAGGTGGAAAAATCATATATGAAGACTTTCAATAAAGATCTCACCGAGCAACCAAAACAAGAAAGAGGAAAGCAGTGGGAAGGCAAACCACCCATTCCAAACTACTTGGGCGAGTGCTTTTTGAAAATCGCTACTCACCTTTCATACAAACCCAACTTTGTGAACTACATGTTCCGTGAGGACATGATTTCGGATGGAATTGAAAACTGCGTTCAATACATTCACAACTTTGATCCAGAGAAATCTAAAAATCCTTTTGCCTATTTCACTCAAATCATTCACTACGCTTTTCTTCGTAGGATTCAGAAGGAGAAGAAGCAGTTGGATATTAAAACCAAGATTATTGAACGAACTGGATTTGATGAGGTTATGATGGTTGACGATAGCTTGCTTTCTGGCAGCAGTTCGGACTATAATACCATCAAGGATAACATCAC